CATTTAAGAAGATATAAAAAGATAGTCAAAAAGACATATATAATTTAATATAAATTATTATTTAAAAATGATCAATTATAAATCATAGACCGGTATTTTATAAATAAGCAATTCATAGATGATACAATTATAGTATTAAAAACTTGCTGGAAATGATTGCCATAAACTAATAAGAGGAGGCTGTTACGGAAAACAGGTTTCTGTAACAGCCTCCTCTTTATGAGGGGGTCGATTTTAGCCGCACTACATATTTGCCTTCATTTTGTATTTTCTCTCTTTTTTGAAGATGTCTTTCTCTCTGCAGTCTTCTTTCCTGCATGTCTCCGCCTGTCTGTAATGACTGATTTCTTCGTCTCTGTGTACGCTCCCTAGTTCTTCTCCGATCCGCATCCTGCGGAAGTCTTTTTTATGGTTTACTCCTCCGCAGAAATCTTCGAAAGCGTATACCATTCTGTTCCAGATGCTCAGATTGGAAATTTTCTCTACTGAAAGCTTCCTGACAGAGCGGAGCCAGTATTCTGCAAGTATCCAGCAGACGATCACCAACGCTGCTGCGGAGATGAATAAGATCATAAATTTTTCTAACATAGCTTCCACTCCCTTCTGCCTTTTCTGTTATCTTTATATTATCCCTTATCCTTTAATTAGTCAATATTTTTATAGTTATTTGTTATCTTTTCTGTCTTTTAATGTTTTCCCGCATGATTTATCCGTCTATGATCTCGTTTTTTACAGCCAAACTATGTTGTACTGTGGTTTAGCTGCTATTCTTCTTTGCTCTTTATGTAAGCATCTGCTGCCGGATCCTTCATCTTATATTGTCGGTACCACTCTTTATTGGCATCATTTCTCAGTACATCTGAACGGTTCTGAGAAAGAAATCTAACCAGGGGATAGACATCGACCCATATCTCATTATTCCCCTCCCGCTGAGATTCATCAAAGATTAGTTGAAGACCAAAATGCAGATGATAAGTATCAATATTATTTACATTCTCCGTCGTGCTATACCCGGTTCTTCCCATGTAACCGATCACATCACCTGCCTGGACAACATCGCCCTCCTTCAGATTTTCCGCGAATGGGATATTCTGACGGAGATGTGCGTAATAATAATATCTTTTACCGTCAAAGCTGTTGATACCGATCCGCCATCCGCCATACTGATTCCAGCCCATGACAGTGATATAGCCCGACTCCACGGCAATCACGGGTGTACCAAGAAGAATATAATATAGAAGAAATAATGTTACAATAATAACTAAATTGCATTTAGTGAGTCCGTGTCATTTCCGGCCGACCAACCAGCTTATATGTACTGTTGAGGATATCATGCATCCTCTGAGTTGTCATTGTTATGCCCGCTGGCAGAGTAACATCCATTTTATTCCCCGTAATATTGCAGAACTCCTGGTAAAGCCGCTAGGTATACTCCGATTCGTAGCGCATGTGTTGTGTTCTTTTGTTCATTGGTAATTCCTCCTTTAATGGAGTTTGTTTTTTCTATAATAATAGGTTACTACCAATAATGCGAAAAGTAAACACGCCGTTTCTTATTTATAACATATTCTTTTGGTCGCGGCCTGCAGGCGTGCATACCAGGAGACTTTACTACTCCAGCTATAAATAGATATCCGCAAATATTTCATCATACGTAGCTTCATACATTTCTTTAAGTGCGAGTAACACACTTATCCTAATATTATGCTTGCCCAATTCCATCTGTGATATTATTTCTCTGCTTATTGTAAATCCCATAACTTGCAGTTTTTCTGCCACTTTCTCCTGGGAAAAACCGGCACGGCAACGTAATACTCTTAAATTGTCCCCGATTGATATATCCTGATTCAATATCTTTGACATAATAACTCCTCCGTAAATTTGTAATGATATCATTCCGCTTGCTATTGATTTTATACAAACCAAGGGTGTAATATTGGAATGTATTCATTCCATTTTGTTTGATTAGAGGAATTAATAAAAAAGGAGAAAATGAGTGAGATTAAAGGATTTTTTAGAAAACTACGAGGATGCATCACCACAAACTCAAGAAGCTATTGACTGGATATTTGATAATATAGACTTGGCTAAAAAGATCACCGAGAAAACTAAAATAATGTCGGAAGAAGAAATGGAACGTAACATGCAAAGGGCCAGGACGAGAAATGACATTACTCTACTTGGATTACTAATACTTAAACAATACTTGGATATTAACTGCCCGGGATCCTGATGGCCCCGGGCTGTAATTATGCTATCCTATTTTAAGCACCTGCCCCGGATGGATCAGGTCGGGGTTGCCGATCCCGTTTATCTGGGCCAGATGCTGGTAGGTCGTGCCATATTTAGCGGCAATACCGGAGAGTGTGTCCCCACTCTTGACGGTATATGTCTTGGCAGCTGTAGCCGCCCCGTCGATCTTGAGCACCTGACCGGCGTATATCACATTAGGGTTGCTGATCCCATTGATATCCGCTAAATGCTGATAGGTTGTCCCGTACTTGGCGGCGATCTCGGACAGCGTATCCCCACTCTTAACTGTATAGGTTCGCGATGCTGGAGCCGGCGCGGGTGCAGGTGCAGGTGTCGGTTTTGGAGTGCTGGCTGATCCGGAGCCGCCCTTGATCTCTGCGGGTAGATCTCTGTAACATTCGTTCATGTCTACATTCTCGCTGATACCGGCCACCCGGCCACCACTGGTATACTGCCACATGTCCTTATTTTTCCCGGTATAATCGCACTGGCTGTTGTACTGCGCGATCCATTTCGTAAACCTATCCAAGCCCGGCAGGTAATTATTCCACCAACTTAAATTTGCATAGATTCCGCACCAGTAGCCGGCGGCCTCTATAATGTCCCCAAACCTTTTGGCCCGATCCACGGCCCCCGCTTCTGTCCCGGAGTGCTCCAGATCCAGGTAAATCGGGTAAGACAGCTTGTAGCCCTTAACGCAGCGCAGGGCATGCTGGGCCTCGGACTCTGCCTGAGCCATGCTGGTTGCATAACTGTAGATGTACACGCCAAACGGGATCCCCAGGCGCGTGCACTCATCTGCATTACGCTTCCAGTATATGTCATCCTGGCTGGCAATATCATCTCCATAACCGCAGCGGATTATTACACCCTCCACTCCCGTACTCTTTACCTGATCCCAATTAATGTTTCCCTGGTGCTCACTTACGTCAATAATTAATCTATTCATATTCGGTCTCCTTATCATAGTTTAAAAAGAGGACGATTACTCGCCCTCCGAATCCTTTTTAGGTTCTGTATATGTAAGTGCCTGTCTGCTGTCTCCGACTCCTGCCGTAGTGTGATCTGTCACAATACCCAGGATGGCCAGCACGGCAAATATGGCATTTACCACCGCAAGCAGCTTGCTTCCCAGATCTCCCAAATCAAGCATATACCCAAACACCGCAGCTACCACCTGTACCAGTAGTAGCAGTGCCGGAATGAGCGCCACCCAAAAAGCCTTGTTCTTAATTCTTACCGTCCAGTTGATTTTGTTCATGTTTTCATCTCCTATTTTAAATTTGCCAATAAATAAATCGCCCCACCCGCGGCTGCCGCCCCGATCGCTCCGAGGAATGCATTGAATAAGGCCTTCCCGCTGTCTTTCCATTTCCTCGCCGGTTCCTGCTCCATACATTCCACCTTGTCCTTGATCTCCTCGACATTCTTGTTCGTATGCTTCATTTCTGAAGCCATTTCGACAAGAGTCTCAGACATGGTATGTATCTCCTCTACAATAGGTTCCAGTTTGTCCAGGCGGTGCGTGTTACTCTTGGAGCGTTCTTCTACTCTTGTAAGTCTGTTCTCGTGTTCTAAGTCCATAGTTCGTACCTCCCGCTATGTTCTCCATAAAAATAAGACCCCAAGGGTCTTGCTCTGATTCTCATATACTTCTCCTTAATTAATTTGTTTGCCGTTTACATATAGGTTTCCGACTATGTACATGTCTCCATTTTGGCGTGTAGTACCACTTAACATAGCATTACTTGTACTGAGCCCCCCACTGTGTATTTTCTCTGTTACATCAAGTTCCTTGCACCATATTTTCCCATCTCTTATATCCAGATAATTAGGGTATAGCGTTGCCTGAACACCATCATGATATAATAGAATAAATGGATCCCCATATTTGGGATCTGTATCGTCACCACCAAATATATTTACATACATCACGCTCCCATTAGTTGTCATACCGCCTACGCCTAAATAACCTGCCTGTAGTGTCCCGCTCTCTCCAGTAATCTTATTATGTATGCGTACACCTCTTTCGAATCTATTAGCAACTTCTATCTGGATATCGCCTCTAAACAATCCGTTCTTTGCCTCCATACTGCCGTCTTGGAGAATCTTAAAATTCTCGTTTGCAGTCACAACGCCATTTAGATTTATCTTATTTGCATTGATCGTGACTGCCTCTGCGGATTGATTTATTGTGGAAATAAGACTGTCCTTACTTACTTTTAGCTGTATCTCATGTGAATTAAGTTCAATTGATGCCTTGGCCTGGGTAATTGCACTGAGGACACCGTTAATGTCTTTGTATTCTGAGGATGATACTGCCAAATTTATTGAGTTCAAATCCATTTCGACAGCCGATAATTTGCTGTACATTGTCTTATCGCCGTTTTTCAATTCCTCAATTTCGGATGCTGATATCAGGAGAGAGATATTACCCTGTATTACATTGATCGCGGTCTCCTGTGCCGTAAACTTCCTTGATATTGCATATCTGTCGTAGACCGTTGCGCGGGATGCCAATATTAAGGACATCGTATCACCCCTTTCTTTTTTAAGGACCTTATTTGTGTTTTTATGTAAATCAACTAAATAGCAATTATACTGATTTACTTAGTAATGTTTCAAATTGCATTGACGCAATTAACGAACTTGCGTACGAGCAATTAGGAAATCTATACTTCGAACATAATTTAAAATCGTCCGTGACTGCAGAATACTCTGCTGACAACGTACTTACATTTGGTGGTGTACAAATGTATCCAGAGAAATTTGTAAGATCAACGTTTTTGACCATCCTAAATGGGTCTGCATCAACAGGAAAGGGGACAATTTACCTCGTTGTTTTCGGCGCTGCAGATGAAGCCCCCGCAATAGTAAATATCGGTGGAGATGAGACTGGTTTATATCCAAAACTTGCAAAGACAGCCAGCAATTGTATTTATGTTGCTTGGAGTGCCACAGCTACAGCAGGTGTTCATGCCAGTCTATTTAAGCTATATTAGGATGGTTTTGACACAAATGTCTCATTGATATTAACGCCCACACCTGTTGCGATATCTGCCGTAGGTGTGTAGGTTACCTTGCCATCCACGTCTATAGATATCCTAAATAAACGGCTTGTTGTGCTGCCGCCTAAAACATATTTTATGATTTTATACGATGGCCGATATGCGGCCGGAAGCGTGCCGATGACAAATTCTGCATTAGCTGGCACGTCCTTCAAAATCAATCCAGCGCATTGCAACTGTATCGCACGTCCGCTCGCTATTACATTAGTCACAGGGTAATAAGTCGAATTGGTCAGTGTGAAATTTGCCACATTCAAATTGCTATTTAGTGTAGCAACTGATGTAACTACTTCGTTGATCGCAACAACCAGATTTGTTTTTTGCGCTGTTGATAGACTGGAAAGCGTGCCTATATACCCCAGCAAGGCTTTTCCCTGTGGGGCTGATAATACCTTGGTTATATCTGTTGTGTTTAGGTCGTCGGCAATTCCTGACGCTGTAAGTTTCCCATTAATAAACTCAGTCAGAGCATCTTCTAGGTCTGATTGTGATACCTTGTTCTTATTTGCAAGCGCACCAAGTCCCAATTTTGCTCTTATTTGATTAAATATCCCCAAGAATGTAGTTTTCTTGGTTGATACAACGTCCTGTAGCAAAAATATGTCTGCATCATCCGGATTTGTTTTCTCGGTATACTCATTAAATTTTGGCATATTCCCCTCCTGTTTTAAGCTGTAAGACCAATAATATTCTTTCCATTCGCATCTAGTATGTTATTTCTATTGTGGTCAAGTATTGGTGATTCATCCCAGATTATAAATGTACACTCAAAATCTGCTACCATAGTTACGTCATTACCTGAGAGGGATATCGAATACCCCGTGGCCTGACGGCCATTCCATTCTCTATCACCGGAATCATCTTCTGATAATCGGGTCCATATGAAATGCTCTGGCCCAAATGTATTCGTAACTTCCTGGTTACTTGCATATAGCCTGGCGTGGATCGTTGCTGTCTCCCCGTCTCCGGTATGTCCGCCATCTACGTAGGTCTGCAGCGTATATCCACCACCGGATGTTGCTATACCGTCAATTTCCTCCTGCATAGTGTCAAATTTAGCGGATATGGTCTGCCCTGTCCCATCAATAACCACTTTGCTTCCCTGGATCTGCACATCGCTGCCATTGATATTTTGCACTAGCGTCTGTACATTGACCTTATAGCCGCTAATACTGGCGTCATCCGCCACCATGCTATCTTTGATTATCGGTACCTTAATTCCTGCGGCAGACACGCCGTTAAGGGCATCAAACATCGTGTTCCCTGCGGCATCCACGATATAGTAATTAAATGCACCGTTGGAATCAAGACCGGCCTGCATCCTTATCCTTCCATCTTTGTCCATCCACTGCTGAGTTGCCCCAAATATCTTCATCCCGCCGGAAGTATCCGACCATATCTGGAATTTATTTGTGTAGATCGTGCCTGCCAGAAGATCATTTACAGTCACCGACTGGATCACAGCGCTTTTAATCAGCGCACTTTCGATCACCGCGTTTTGGGAAGTCAGATGTATATTGGTCAGGTCACCTACCCCTGCATTCCCAGACAACAGATTTTCTATATTTCCAAGATTAATATTTGCTGTATTTATCTTGGCATTTATGGCTGTCAGTTCTTCAGTCTGTATTTTTGTTATAATGGCATTTATAGCTTCCAAATCAACTATTTTCGCATAGGTAATATTTGCCGTATTGACATCCAGCTTATTAACGATCGCGTGATCTACTAAGGCAAGCTGTACGGCATAACGCTCTATTGCCTGCGTTACAGGCCCCTTAAATCCTTGTTGCTCTTCCGTTTCGGATTCCCCCGGGGCTTCTACACTGGTAGTCAGCCCACCATCAAAATCTTGGGTCAAGCTCATTACGGGAACGCTGTAGTCTGTCCCGTCCTTCCCCCTGACACCGACAATATCCCACGGATCTATGCGCGGATCGCCCAAAAACTTTAAGTTTCCAGCCATATAAGAGAAGCCTTTTAGTTTAGTAGCCACGCTGTCTAAGATGCTTTGGGTCATCAGAGGATTAGATATTGTCATCTCCCGGTTTCCACTGCCTGCGCTGATAGATATGGTGTTTCCTTCTGTGTCTTTTCCAGTATGACATACGATTTTCTGGAATGTGTACGGAAAATCATTGTGAACAAAACTGTCCCAATACTTTCCCGGGAGTACTTGAAGGGATGAATTAACATAGGACTTAATCTCAATCTGCCCCTGCCGGTTGCATATAGCAAAGCCAGCATACATCTGAGATATGTAGGAGAGTACCTCGCGGCACGTATATCCGACTGGCCTCTTTATCGTTATAGCAGATAGTCCTGTGGTAATTATGGGAATGCCTAAAAACGTAGACATTTCATTCAGTACAGCCACTGTTGAAGTAGAAACAGGCAGAGAAGAAAAGTAGGCCCTCTCCGTTTTCATCATTCGGTCAAACGCCGTAAACTTTACCATATTTTCATCGGATTCAGGCTTTCCGACCGTAAAAAATCCCATTGGAACAAATTCTTCTACAGTTGCTGAAATATCCGCTCCTATGCGCCATTCAATCTCTTCGTTTTCTATGAATACTGATGGTTTTTCCATTTCAACTTCTATGTACTGGCTGATGCAACTTCCAATAATAAAAGAGGACCCACTATTTGAGCCCCCTTTTAATGCGATACTTTTAATGCCTGATTCTATTTCATTTTCGCCAATGATTAATTTACTTTTAAACGTCCGGGAATCTTGCTGTATCAATTCCGCAAACGCCGCTGAGGATTGATACATTGTCTCACCCCCAATACTATTCCAACATCATATCCAATAAGGTAATGTCCTGTACCGACAACGCGTCAAACTGCTCCAAATCGCACTTCTCAATCTCATCAAACGTAACCGTATGGAGCTGCATCTCATTTTCGATTTCCAACAGTTCCTCCATCTCACGCTCGTATCCCGATATATCAGAAATGATATAGGAGCCGTCTTCTACTTTGAATTTACCGGAATCATCCTTCTCAGCATATTTCCCAAGTATCTTATATCTTTCCTCCTCATAGGAGGTCGCTACCGGGTCCATGATCTTTATGTTACGGGTAATCGCATACCCCAATTTGATTGGAAGTTTTTTCTCTTTAAGATTCATTACCCCGTTTATGAAATTAACTATTTGACTGTTTTTGATTTTCATGATTGTGCCGCCTCCGTATGAATAGAATCTTCTATCTCATAAACCATCTGATCAAATGCAGCCATATCCTGCCGGCATTCAACCTTATTTACCTCATACAGTTCTTTATCCTGTATGCTACTGGAATGGCTGGTTGTGCCCCCATCCGTAGATATATTTGCCTGCATGTAGACTACTTGTTTATCATTAATAATGCTATTTCCTGACAGGTTAATAGTTTTGCTTGTCTTTAACATTTCGTCCTCCTATTTCTCTACCAAATCTACTTTTACCCCGTTATAAGTAATCCCGTTGCCATTCACATAAGTGTAAACTGGATATGTGGGCGTGCCCGCATAGAACGTCCTCGTAATACGGGTATTACTTCCTGGATCCAAAAACGTTACATTAAAAAAAGCAGGAGACACAGCTTGATCGATTTTCGCTGTATCTGCCCTGCTTAATGGAGGCCATTCGCACTGCAATTTATATTTTATTGCAACCAAGTCGCCTATGACATTCCCATCTGCTGCTCTTCCAGTGTTTCCGGACCATACTTTTTCCTTTGTAATAGTTAATCCGCCTTTTTTAAGCGATGGCATTGTAATGCCACCTATGATAAGAGGCTGTGTCATATCTTCACCACACTTTCTTATATATAAAAAGAACACCTACCATAATGGTAAATGTCCCTTACATCTATTGCCGTAACTGTATATACAAATTAACTCCAAGAGTTTATTTTTATTTTCAAAACAACTTCATTTATTGGTTCATCATATTTCCATTCAACAAGAATAACTCCATTTTTTTCACATAAGCTCTTCTTTTTCGAATCAAGTTTTTTTCTATTTTCGTATGATTCTATACCACCAAAATGATTTATTGCTTCATAATGTTGTATTCCTTGATATTCAATTCCGATTCTTTTGCTTGGTATGAATACATCAATAGACTGATTTCCTAACCATTCTGATCTGTATTGAAAAACTGCATCCGGGAAGAACGCCCTGATTAGTTTAAACAATTCATATTCCGACTTCCACTTAGGACTTACAGTTCCCTTATCGACCAAGTCATGATAAATATCATTATATTTCTTTTTAAAGTCTGAAAGCATTTCATAAAATTTTTGATTATCCTTCTGTCTTGCTTTCATTATAAATTGAGAATCTCTCTTTTTTAATTTACTGTACTCTGGAAAATCCTCATATCGCATTTTATATGGAATATAATTTTGATTTAAAAATCTTTCAACTGCCACGGTTTGAGTTAGCGATATTTTATCTTTATGAGGAATACTTCTAGGAATGGAATAATAATTCACCTCTTCGTCAGACCACTCATAAATTTTTCTTAATAGTTCCCTATGATACATCACCTTTTCTTCAGAAATGAATTTATTTAACCCCAATAATGGTTCTTTAGTTTTTTGTTCAATGTTTCCAAAGCATCTTGCTGGAGGAGTTATTTCCATACCTAAATAGAAGTCTTCAATAGGAATTCTCTTTACCGCATACCCTGAAAACATATTATTTGAACTATTAAATAAATATTGCATAAATGCAATGTCTTCCAACCGATTTTGATTGAATTTAACAACATAGTTTTTTGTATCATCATCCAGAAAAGCGTTTTGAGCCATATAACTTTCATCTGCTGAATTCGCAAATTCTCTGGCAATATAATAAGCCTTCGTCTCCATATCATGAAAAAACAACTCTACCATACCATCTTCTCTAAATATATTGCACTCAGGAAGCAAATCCATATAATATTTCAACTCAATCATTTGCATGGCTTCTTCTCCTTAAATTCAAACTATGAGAATATTATACCAAGCCATAGCGAAACTTAAAAGAAAAAGGAGCAGCTAAAAAGCCACTCCCAATATTATAAGGCCTATGTAAGCGATAGAGTCCATATCATCGGAATCTCCGTAGAACTGGTACACATAGTCATAACAAAATCAATTTTCATTATGAGAGTTTTCATAATACTTTGGGATTTAGTATATGAATCCGAACTTTGGGTCAGATTGTTTCATATTGTTATAATCTTTTACGATTTTCTTAACTAACTTCTCTCCACCTATTTCCAATGTTAAATACAAGTCACCCCCCTGTCCGTTTCCAGATGATGATAACGCACTTGTCACAGCATTATACACAGCGGGTCCAACTGCTGCAGCAATACCGTCTGTAATCTGTCTGTTATTTGCAACAGTATTTTTGTTTCCCATCTTACCGAGCATTTCGGGGCCTTTTTCATTCGCCACAAATAGTTCTCCTGTATTTGGGAATCCTCCCTTCGCATACCAATTCACCCTGAAACTCGGTATTGGAATGCTGGTATTTCCGACTTTGAGGCTACTAAAAGATACACTTAAATGCGGCAACGGTATATGTAAATTTGAAAACGCCTGTAATATATTCTTTGCACTTGATGAAGCACTACCCTCTGCATTTCGGAACTTATCTTGTATACCAGAAATTATGTCTCTGGTGTTTTCTGACAATCCTTTTAAAGTTCCATCCATAGACTTTTTGATGCTTTCCCCCAAAGAACGAACTTTTTGTTCTGCACTTGAGCTTTTGCTCGTAAATCCGTCATTAAACCCGTCAATAGTATTAATCCCAAATTTACGAAATACTCTTGATGGAGAATTGATCTCCAATTCACTCGAAAATGCACCTGCTATATTTTGTGCACTTTCTTTTGCCGCACCTTCTGCTTTCGAACTGCTTTGTTCTATCCCCTCTTTTGCTCCATTACCAAACCCATGTCCGATTATCTTCGACTTACGTGGCACTGATGTCCCTAGTCGATCAAGAACGTCATTTAAAATCTTTTCAAATTCATCTGCAGACACACCTGATTTATCAAGTTCGTCACGTATATATATCATGGCATCTTCGAAATTCACACCTTTATCCTTGGCCGCCATTAATGTACCGTAGAAATCATTAAACTGTGAATCGGTTATTTCCCCTTTTTTATTTAACTCTCCCAGAGCTGCTGTCATTCCCGTATAAGCTTCAGTAGTTATTCCTGAGGTTTCATTTAATTGTCTTAAATTTTCATGAAAGAATGCGGTCCATACAGCACTACTTGAAAACTTCCCAACTAGCGCACCTAACTTCCCGCCGAACGAAGCTAATGTCCCACCAGCAGTATTTGCTGCCGTACCCATTCCTGATACCGAACTCGCAGCAGAAGAGGCGGTTTTTCCAAAAATACTGCCCAATGCTCCATAGCCAGTTTTCACCTTACCGACAAACTCGCCTATGGAAGCCAGTACTGATGCCCCTTTAAATGCAACAGCTAATCCTGCCATAAAAAGTGCAACTTTGCCTCCCGTTGTCTGAGAAAGACCTTCTATAAGTCCCCCTAAAACCTCTGAAATAATTGTAAATACTTGTCCTAAAATAGTTTTCCAATCAATATTTGACAGAAGCTCTCCCAACTTCCTACCGAACATTTCCCAATCAGTTTGTTCTGCTACATCAACGAGTACTCCAAGAACACCCGTTACAAAATCGCTAATTGCCTTACCTGCCTCACCGGGGTCTATCCCTCTAATAATCTTGTTTAAGCCATCTGAAATCTTTTTTCCTAAACCTTCAAATGGTTTTTCTGCATTAAAGTTCTTCAGTACCTCAAATATTCCATTAAACCCTTTTACAAACGTATCGGCTATAGTATCAAAGTCTATCTTCTCAAATACTCCTTTTAAGGCTCTTCCGAGTCCTTTTCCTAGTTCTGCCCATCCGGTCAACCCTAAATCATTTTTCCTGGACATATCGGTAACAAAACCATTCAATATCTTCCATGGAACCATGAACCAATTTCCCAAAAGATTACCAAGTTCAGTCCATGGTATTTCATTTATGGCGCCACGTAGCCCTGTTGAAATACCGGTTCCAATTGCTTTGAAATTGATACCGCCATCCCCAATAAATAAATTTGCTGTTTTTACAGCAGTATTTATGCCTGTTCCTATAGTCCTTCCAAGCGTATCCCACAGGCCGCGGTTCTCGATAACTCTATTAAAAGTCCGTGTGAAACCATCTGCAAATTTTGTAATTTGAGACCCAACATTGTTCCAATTTATCGCATCATAAATCTTCCGCAATCCTTTATTAAGTCCTTCTGCTATAAGATCGCCCAAACCTTCCCAATCTTCTTTCAGGAACGCTTCTCTTAATCTTTTCGCAAAATCAGCTACTGCACCGGTAACCGGAACTGTTTCGAACATATCGCTTGGAGTTAACTCAATTCCGTCTCCTCCGCCAGAACCACTGTTTCCCGAGTCATTGTTAGGTGCATTTAATACATTCAATTCATCAAATCCCAAAATAGTCCGCTGCAACTCTTTGGCTGATTTATTTGCATCATCGAGACCACCGGAGGTTTTATCCAGAGATGCACCATAATCCTGGAACACCTTTTTGGCCTGAACAACAAACCCTTTTCCAGTCAATGCTGCCATGAACTTACCTACAGCATTTAAAGCCGAGGCAATCATATTAATGAAAGATTGAATATAAGGACCCACTACATTAACAATCGGTGCAAACGCCGCAGCCCATGCATTTTTCAAATACAAAAGTGCTGACACAATAGAAGAAATACTTTTATTATACTCATTACTATATTGCACTAAATTCTTTGTTCCATCTGATATAGCCTGTTTAATACCAGAAATCATGCCAAACACGCTGGAATATAGAAGTGACATTCCTATCATCTGAGGAACACCAAATTTTCGCCCTGACTGCTTTTGCACTCCAAGCAATGCATTTTTCAATTTTCCTAGAGTTGCAATAGGTGAAGCCAATGCCTTTGTTATGGTTTTGGCTCCTCTGCAGAAAGTAACAACACCTTTATACGCTTTTATAGCTCCTGAAGCTATTGAAGAAAAAAGTCTTGACGCACCACTTAATACGCTTTTCAGATTTTTCAGGGTATTTGCCGTATTATTTGTTGACTTTGCAGATTCATTTTCTGCTTGAATAGAAGACTTTAGTTCCTTATCGTACGCTTTTTTTGCATATATAACTTCTTGAAGATTCTTGGCAACAGAATCATATTCCGGGTCGTATTGTGAAAAGCCTTTATTAGCTAATTCGGCAAGTTCCTGTTTCAGACGCTTTATCTGAGCCTCATATGTATTAACTTTTGCGGAATCCATAGAGCCTTCAAATTCATTGATGGCATTACCTGCCGACTGCGCTGTTCCCTTAAATTGTTTCATCAAATCGTTAAAATTACGAATTTTTTCAGCGCCTTCACCAAACACCATTCTCATAGCTTCTGGATCATAATTCATAGAATCTTGGGATATCTTCGCAACTTTTGGCACTTCTTCCATCGATGAAACAGATTGGTTCCTATCAATGGTAAATTTATACATCTTTGCCGCTTCGGAATTATATTTTTTCAATGCTTCTCGAGCTATCTCCAACTGATTGCTTACTTTGGCAATATCATATTGTTGACTCACCCAAGACTTACCCGGAATTTTCTCACCTTCAATAGCCTGTCTTTTCTCCTGGTTATCATACATTCTATCAAGCGCAGATTCCATCGACTTTATCTGTTTCTGCAATTCAGTGCTATTCATCCCTGAGAAGTCAATGTTTTTTCCAACATCTTTAAATTTCTTTTGAAGCTCTTCAGCTGTCTTAGCTGCATATTTAATATCTGCTTTATTAATCCTAGGTGTAGCATCCGTATTGTGGGATTTCTTGGATTTTCCAAGTAGTTCATCTATGTTTTTAGATGCTTTTTCATATTCTCCAAAGTCTACATTTCCAACATTGCCCAAAGCACCGGATAATGCACCAAGTTTATCCAACGCGTTTGCGATATTGGTTATGCGTTTTTCCATTTTGGCCAGATTACGATTCGCTTTACTGGCCTCAGCCTCAACGACAATTTCCAGCCTATCGATCTCATTTCCCACTTACGCCACCACCTTTCATCATGGAGCTCATGGCACTCTACTTTTTCTCAAATGCTTTATTAAAAGCATCTACAAATTCACCGAATCTAATTGCCGAAATATCGCTATCTTCATCTTCATCAAAAGACCGCATTCCAAATGGCTGATTTGGATATTTCGCTTTTTTGGGATATAATGCTTTTTGAATTGCACAGAACAAATATTGCCCCATTAACCAACAGGAATAATCCATTTTATCAGCCTCAGCCTGCATCTTTTGGTTATAATCGTCTTGAAAAGGCTTTAAGCGTTTTGGGTTCATCCTCCAGAAAGCTTCATATGGGATCCCATATCTTATTGCTGCTGGAAGCCATACTTCATATATGCAATCCGTGTAGCTTTTTACTTTGTTTCTTTTTCCGCCGGAACCTTTTCCTCCATTGATACTTTCCGTGTTTCCTCCGTCTGCTGAATATTCAGCATCTTTCGGAAAAAATCCGACTCACCAGCTGCCTCCGAGAAGGTATTAACAATATCAATTAAATTTCCCCCACCGTACACATGCTGCGTAATTAATTCTTCTGCTTCTTCCCTGTCAAGCCCTGTAATTACACAAACAAATCCCATGGCAATCAGCATGTACTGTTTTTTTTCAAAAGCCTCCGTAACAGAAAATCCCTGCTCTTCCATTTTCGTAAAATGCTCAAATACTAATTCCGGGACTCTATATTTCTTGTTATTTATTTTAATATCCATCTATGTGCTCTCCTCTTCACAAAAAATAGGAGCGGTTATCCCACTCCTAAAATCTTCTACTCTACTGCATTAGGTGAAATAACAGTGGATGGTGTAATAGTGATCGTCATCTCACGTACGCCATTTACTTCACCTTCATTCACAAATACGCTATGCTGCCCCTTCCAGCTGAATATTCCATCAACACCTGCCTCACCAAATTCTAACTGATAGAACTTTTCCTTATCAGCTGCCGCTTTTACTGCTTCATAGGTGTTCTTTTCATAGTTTGCTGTAAACTGCATGGATTCGACCTGCTGAACACCCGGCACAAATGTCTGCATGGTATCTTCCATATCAGTTGTCTCAAGCTGCTCCGGTTCTCCACCTAACTGTGGATATGTCTTGATTTTACATAACTTCGCAAGACTTTCTTTTGCATCACCACATTTTAATATTGTATTAATGGTACTTCTTCCACCTGCCATTTACACTACCTCCAATAAAAAAAGGCGCTCAATGGCGCTCGAAATCATTTAATTATCAAATTTATCTATATCCTCCACAGACGACACAATTCTTTTGAATCTTGCCACCATGCGGTAGATATTCTTATCACTCACATTGTCTACTTTCTTCGGACCATAATCTCTTTCATACCCCATAAGTCTCATTGCATCACTGCATTTATTTATAAGTGATTTGCTTTCAAACAATGATTTGTTAGAATATGATCTAATCTCAATTATGGACCTCACTGCATTCTCACTGTTTTCCAAATCCACTGCCACATCCGGATTATCAATCTGCTCTACTGACACCGCCGGAAATCCTGCCGGAGTTACTGAACTATCATTCACAACATTCTTGCAGGATGCAGAAATTGTTTGCTTTATGTTAGAAAGAACTCTATTCGATACGTCAATCATTACCAAATACCTCACGTGCAATTTTAACAACCTTATCTGCTAACTCCTGCCCGGTTTCATACATAAATGGACGAGAAATCATACCTTTTGTCCAATGCCACACTCCGTCTTTATAATAAAACCATCCAGATTCTCCATGGTTGTTAACGTCATATTTCCAGTTTGCTAGTCCTGTATCTGGATGAGGATTTTCACTTCCTACAATCCCAACGCCAAACTCTACGAAAGGTGCCCATTCACAACTGGTATAAATAACAAAAGACGCGCCATTTGAGGCAACGTCTCCCGGTTCCATATTTAAACTGTTGAGTAACTCTCCTGTTTCAATTGCATCATATCCGGATATCTTGAATTTGGCCAGTTTCACACCCTCTTCTGCCATTTTTTCAGCAAAATCATAGCACTTATCTGTCAGATCATTTCTATACCGGTGGATTTCTCTGGATATCCTTCGGAATCCGCTGCCAGACAAACCCGTTCTGAATTTCTTAGACATTCTTTGCCCTCGCTTTTAATGCAATTACTAATTCATTCAATCCCGCCGCCGGCGGAGCTGCAACTTTATAATCCGCACTATCAGGATCTGCCGTTCCATCTTTTAATAATTTAGGTTCAGTTTCATACCAGACTAACGATGTTTCCGTTATAGGTAGTGACAGATCTGTTGTTGATATTGTTCTGGTAAAATCAACATTTACTCCGAATATATCTGCCTGTGCAGAGCCTTTCCCTGCAGATAAATTAGCATTAAAAAATTCCGGGGCACTATAACCAACAATGTATTCCCCGGTAAAATCTCCATTTTCGTCAACTATTTCTTTCTTTTCATTATATAAAGCATAGTAAAGAGTACTCTTATTTTTTTTCAATGAACGCATAATCTCATACCCTCCAAATCGCATCTATGCCTTAATCACTCTGCCCACCACCGCCTAATGAGTGTCGCCCTGCGGACTTCTCCACGCACAATCTTCTATCAATGCTTTCATTGATTAGTCAATACCGTTCAAACCTGAGGAAAGGGAATTGCTAGAACACCAGCTATCTGCAGAACGCTACCACACCATCTTTACAATCTATGCGGTTTTTCCATGTACGGCTAGTCCCATTTTCTGAATGAGCAAGCTGCCCTTCTGCACCAATCTGATTATAATCGTACAAAGCAAGTTCACGTATATTGGAATAATAATTATTTAAATCATTCATAATCTGCTCTTCTCCGTAGGATACCGGATAATTCCGGTCCCTACGGATTTCTCGAACAGCGTTCTTGACCTTTGAGGATAAAGCATCTTCATCAAAATCTTTATCTTTCGACAATTCATCTGTCAAATCTGTAATTATTTCATTAATTAATTTTTTCTCCATCCTCAATCACCTTCTTTATTCTTTTGCTGAAACTGTAGCGGTTCCCGCTTTCACTGCCAGATAATCCGAATCACACTCGATAACGCAAATCTTCTTTCCGGTAGCCGCAGTAATGTCAGCAGCACCATCCCATGCAGTGTAGTTCTTCACAAACGCACCGTATTCCGGAACACTCACATCCGTTCCTACTTTATACTTATAGGAATGTCCGCTTTCTAATGCCGGGGATACCGTAATCTTCGTATCACCGGAAGCCGTTCCAGCCGCACTTGTTACAGTTAGTTCCTCTAATTCGCCTATACCACCATCATCAATTGTTCCCGTAGACAGCAGATACACAGAATCCATTCTTTCGTAAGAAGGAAGCAGTGTCTCTGAAACGACAGTAGTTGTCTGCATGGTTGAATCGTATGTAGTCATAACAACCACTGCAACCCCAGATGGGAGAATTGTAACATCCACATCCTGCGCTTCCATCTTTGCGAGCTCTTCAGGAGTCATACCGAACCAAGTATTTCCAAGTTTCCCCTCTGGTACAAATGCAATGAATCCATCAGGAACAAACGCTTTTGTCGCACCAGACTCGTCCTTAAATTTCTTCTTGTATACTATAACCTCAATCCCAGGGAACGTATTGGAAATCAGTTGTTTCGCTACAGTGGCCGTCATCATCACATGCGCCGTTGTATTCTGCGCAAGCAATGCCTCTTTCACTGAATCACATGCCATAAACAGGTTAAGTTCAGCCTGAGACATCACTAGATACTTAATCGGCTCTTCCGCATTTTCGACAATCTGCCGTATATCCTCAAGTGGCTGTGCCGTCTTTCTATTTGCCCACAGTTTTGGTCCTGTCAAAGTTTTCCTGTTGTTTTTCGCCCAGTTTCCATCCACATCATAGTTGTACTGATATGTGACTCCATCAGATGAGATGTAAATAGACGGTCCGCCTGTCTCCGGGAATAAAAGCTGCATTCTCATACGCTCCGGCACAACATCTGCACCGTCAACAAGATTCTTCGTGTCATTGAAGATATTAGCAACCACATCCTTTACGAATGGAGATGTGCAATCGTTCAACTTTGCAAGCTCAATTCTATCATGCTCGGAAAGCACCATGCTTTCACGGAAGAAAGCCATTTCCTCTTTTGTGAACTTAAATCCTTTTCTCGCACGAATCGTAGCCTTCGCATCAAAGTTGCTCGGCGCAAGCGATACTGGCAGACCATTTGCTGTCTTAATCCATTTTAAATCAATGGACGCTTTTCTTTCATTTGGCCAGAATGCCGTACCAAGATAAGGAATAGCATTACTCTTTTCATTCTTTACGTATACAGCGATTGCAGCCGAATCGTATACATCATTAATCTTAATCATTGTCCTCTTAACCTCCTTATTCAAACACGATCATCGGAAGTGCCGCTTTTGCTGTATCAGCAATTGCAGTTCCATAGTGTGATGTAATTACGTCATTTCTAACGTATGCCTTCTTCAAAATAGTTCCCTGCGGTCTGCTCTGAAGGACATCCTCTTTCAGGATTCCAATACAGTTTTTATCGTTTTTGATAACACCACCGTCGCCGATCGGCGCTCCTGCCCTGCAGACACCATCTGTAAACGCTGTAGAATCCAACGTGATTGGAATAGCTTCGAATCCCGGTCTTTTTAAAATCTGCACTTCATCTGCAATTGTAGTTTCTGTAACACCCATAGCCTGAATAGCCATAACCTCTTTACCTCCTTATTTGTAAGCTCCAATAATGTCTTCCGCTCCCTTTGCATCGGAAGCGCTCTCTTTTACCATTGTTTCTGCGAATATTTCAGCATCAGTCTTCTCGTCTCCGCCACCAGAACCGGAACCTCCAGTTCCCCCAGGGGTCTTGGTCTTGTCCATTAATTCTTCTTTTACTTTTTGCTCAGTTGCTTCCTTCTGCTTATTAAGCATATTTGACAGTGTCGTTGCCATAGCTTTTGACTTCTCAGCATCTTCAGACACAATTCCGTCAATCAGCCCCGCATAATCCTCTTCATTAAGGCCCGCGGAAATCAGTATTTTTTCCACATCTAAACGATTTGTCTTTTTAGCATATTCAGCCTTAGTATCATCTGCCTCTTTTAATGCTTTCTGGATTTTTTCAGCATCTGTCAAATCTGCATCAAGCAACTTCTGGTATGCAGCATCTCTTTCCTGCAACCGTTTTAATTCTTTTGGATCAACATTATGTTTCTTTGCTGCTGTTAAATCCGTACCATTTATATTCAATATGGCTGTTATCTGTTCATCGGTTGCATCTGGAAACTGTTCTTTTACTTGTTCGCGTGTCATTTTTTCATCTCTCCTTTTCTGAAACATACACTTTTTTAACGCGGTACGCTCCGCATAGTTTCTGCCTTCTTACGCTCAGGCCTGCAAAAATAAAAGAGCATCATCAGTTGAATGTTACTCCGCTTGATGTCGCTCTATTTTTTAGATAACTCGGCTTTCTTTTAGGAATAATTTCATGCTTTCCAGTGAATGTATCGAAAATATTCATTCCCCCGCACTCTGTACGAGTACACTTAATGGTTCCTTTCCCTTCAAAATCGCCGAGGAGCTTCCCGCAGTTCTTACACCTTATTTCCACTACTTTCCACACCTTCCTTTGTTAATTTTGCAATTTCTAAGGTTGCCTGTCTCTCATTTTCATACTCTTTCTGCTTCTCCTCTGCCGTCTTATACAATGCATCTAAATATTCTTTGGATTGCATGTATACTTTTTCCGGATCTCCCCAAAGGTCGCATGTTTTAATGGCAATTTTGGGATGAATGCCTTTTTCAAGTAAATAAATAAGTGCTTGAGCTTTAACTAACATGTTATCAGTCTTGTTTCTGGTGATCTTTACATCGATATCCGCTATAGTTAATTCTTGTGATATCTGCTGCTTTCTTTTAAGTATAAGCAATACATTACGCAGGAAGTCCTTTTCTGACTTAATTGTAAGTGGTTCATCTATTTTTGCCCTCTGTTCCGCAAAGTCCCACCCATTTCTTAAATATACCGCCTGCCCTGTGTCTCCTCCAGTATTTTGCTCTCTATTTGGCATCCCCTCAATAATGAGGGCATTTTTATACAAGTCATCTTTCGCAGTCTGTGTCTGCTGCTGATCCAGTTGTTCAGATATCATGCCGACATCTGCCGGAAAAGATGGATTTACTGTTTTTACTTTCAATGCGCCTAATTTACACATTTTTAAAAAAGTATTTTCATCTATCTCACAATTCACAAATTTCATAAACGCCTGCACGAACTGTTCAATACCATCTATACGGTTTGATTGGATCTTATTTATTCCATCAAGCATGGTAATGACAATTTCAATATCTGATAAGCGTCTGTGATTGTTAGGGTATTCCGTAAGGAGTACTCTCCCATACCCATTAGGTGTCTCATCAACAGTTTCACCTCTTATCTCATATACATGATCATCAGTTGTGCACAGATAATAAGAATCGCCGTTTTCGTCTTCACAAATAGAAACTGACATCATTTTTCTATGTCCATGAGATGATGAATAGATAATGAAATTGGAACGCGGATCTGATACATCAATACCCATTAGTGGTTCACCTGGTTCAACTTCGTCTCTTGGTTTCGCCCAAACTTCACGATACGCTGTTCCTGCGGTACTCTGCCAGTCACCTAAAAGAACATCGTCACTGGCCTTATCAAGAACTTTCATAATATTGTTTAACGCATCAATTTCCTTTGTTTTTTCTTCGTCATTATTAACTGATACGTACTGAATTGGCTCACCATACATTTGAGCTGTCATAAATCTCATGATTTCAAGAGCATGATTTTCAACTATATTGTTTTTAATATCTGCTCGCACATCCTTTGTTCGATACAATATAGGCTGATCTCCGTTAGTGTAGTGATATAAATAATCAATCTCCCGTCTATTCTGATTATGGATAGACAATGATCTAGATAATACTTCTAAAATATTCGATTTTAAAATCGTTCTAGAGTTGGTATAAATCACCTTTCTTCCGAACCGGCCTCGACAGACATCAACAAATGATTTTCTATTTTTATGATAAATAATGCTATTTATATCCACTAATTTCACCAACTTTCATACACAAAAAAGCATCGGCAGAATTTCTCATACCAATGCTTTTGGGGGGATTTTTATAAATTTTCTTTTCAACACACTTTTTACATCTTAATAATACCACATGTAATTATGAAGTTTATGAGACTTTGCTATTTTAGATACTTTTTTATCCTTAATGACACATTTGATTGATCCATTCCGATTTTATTTGCAATCCACTGCTGGCTCTTACCCTCAACGGTGTATTCAAATATCATCTTATCCTCAATATCTGTTATTCCAGAAATCAATTCATCAATTGCTAATTTCAGTTCCTGCATTCTCTCAATATCCTGCTTAATGCTTATTTCAAGATATCTGCACTTAACATCCCATTCTTCCCATCGCTTATATTCTTCAGATTCAGCTCCACAAACAGTAAAATTACATTGTACATACGGGAATCCCCGGGAAGAACCTTTAACCTTTCCTACCGTCACACCAGGTTCCCTGTCTTTATACCGCTCAAGTTTCTTTTTATTTTTTTCAATTGCCGGTTCCAATAGATGATAGTTTATAACATCTTTTCTTGTAATTATCATACATGCCTCCATTAACATGGTCTTTTTACTGCCTCACATTTTGCATATGATTCGCCAGATATTAATTGCAGTAGTTGTACTAAACCATCAGCACTATCATCATGCTCATTCCTGCCAATCTGCACTATCATGCATAATTCTTCCATTGCTTTTTTATACTCTTCACTCTGTAATTCTGGCTTCAAAAAATAGAATCTACGCTTAATGTCAGGGGCGTATTGAATAATTTTAGCCATTTTCCCCATCTGATTACTTGCCTTAGCCCATGTAATATTTGTTTTGAATCCTTGTTCCTGAAGCAAACGGTCAATATCTTCCGCATATTCATCTCCACCATTATTAGCTTCGAATCTCTCCATATTTGGTTTATGTTGCATCGTTTTGGCTATGACTAATGGTTTAGTAATATATTTATCGCCTTTATTGAATATCCAATCTGGTATATATACTGGGCCATCTTCTCTACTTCCAAATACTTTTCCAAACGGCATTGATAAACTATCGCCACCACCCCACGCAACATCACAGGCCGCAGCGGTAATACAATCACCGTCAGGAAGAACACCATTATAATAATTCAACTCATCTTCAGGGAATAGCAATCCTTCCCTCACAAATGGATTCTGCATATATTTTGCCATCCACTCATTTTTATCAAGTCGGTTTTTCATATCCAGATAATATCTGGTAGAGAATCCTAATCCAAAATCATACTGAAAGTTGGATTCATTATTCTCATTTAATGCAGGAATTTTTCTGAATCTATAACGTGGATTGTCTTTATTATCCTTTTCTACTCTTCCGAGCGGGTCAAGCACATTCCATCTGGTTCCTACCATTAATTCTTTGGAACCATCATTTTTACGGTCAACCAGTACATTTAAATAATCCTGATACCGATTCTCCAATCTTGTAGGACTTAATGACTCCGTTCTGTCACGAATCATATCATCCACGTATAAATATCCGTCCGAAGATATATCAACAGCACCGGTCCATGTGCCATCAATACCACGACAAGTAAGTGTCGCAAACGCTTCAAGCTCACTATAACGTAATTCATTCTTCTCTGCTGATTTCCCACATAGGGATACGCCTGGGAATATTTCTGAAAAAGTATATTCTTCATTTAACGTGAGCTTAATTACATCATTATAAAATCTATCTGCCAGCACTCCTGAATGGCCTGACATAGCGTTGTGGCTTTCTGGATGCCGGCCGATAATCCATGCCAAGAAGAAAATACATACCGTACTTTTTCCTACTCGTGGCGGGAGACTGATTCCAAGAAAATCAAGTTTACCATCTTCCAAATCCTGTAAATCATCTACTACGATTTTGAGTGTTCGCCTTCTTGGAAAGTAAAATCTCTTCTTAGGCTTCCTGTTACGCTCCATGTACAAAAGAAAAGATTCAAATATATTAGGTGCCTCAAATAAAATGGCTCTCCAATATAAATTATTTAGTTCCTGTGTGGGGGGAAGATTTGGAATTAACTCTTTTATGTATTTCGTTATCTTCAAACAGTAATCCAAATCCGTCTCATCTTCCTGATATACCAGTATAGCCATATCTAAGAGATCACGAAGATGATTGTATTGAGTCAGGTCAGAATCCTTTATTGCTTCGATTATTTGTCTATTTTTGTCTGAAACTGCCACATTGCACCATCCTTTGAATGGCGCTCAGTGGCACTCTATTTTACAATTATTCCCTCTCATTCCTCATAAACAATGACACCCGCGGCTGACCGCCCACCACTGATAAGAAAATCTGCGGACGTTTGCCGGTTTTCACTTCCTTCAAAATCTGTACAATTTCATCGTCCGAAAATTCCCAGCAAGAAATCACTTCATCTGTCTGAAACTGTTCGTTATACTGTTTGCATGCTGGAAGGTTATCACATCCTTCCGCGGTAAAGACTGCATTTTGTTCTGAAAACTCTATTGGATTCATTTACGGCACCTCCTTTTTATCATTTTACGTAAAAAAATAAAATGCCAACCATCGAATATTGACGGTTGGCATTCATAAACTCTCTTTGTCTAAATCATTTTCATATTGATTCATTTTGCGCCCAATTAAATTTCCGCAGTCATTGCAAAACCATGATCCTAAAATAACTATATCAGTATCTTCTCCAAATACATCTTTCTTATATACCTTGTCTCCAAGCACAATATTTCTACTCATGCAATTTGGACAATGAGTAGGATTTTGAGTTGTCCACATATATGCCCCTCTTTTCTCTTATGATTTATAATTATACCACTCAAACCGCCAATATTCAATTATCAATGTTCTATGTTAGATTATATTTCATATTCAGGATAAGCAGCTTCCCACGCATCCCTACGGAACCATAATGGACTTCTCATTGTCCCAACCTAGCTTCTGTATTCGTTGACGTATTTTTTTATCATCAATTCCCAATTCCCTCGCCCATTGTGATACTGTCATTTCTTTTTCATTATGTTTTATCACAATATTATTTCTTTTATTGTTCGCTTGCTGTATTTTAGTCGCCCATCTACAATTTGAAGGCTCATAATTGCCATTATTTTTTATACGGTCAATTTCAAGCCCTTCTCTGTATCCATTATCTAACGCCCATTGATAGAATTTTTCAAAACCGTTTGTTCCAAGCCAATCGTCACAAACAGAAATCCCCCTGTGCCCATAATTGGAATAAGATTTGGAATTTGCATTAGAACATCGTTGTATAATGTCTTTCCACACATAGTAAATCTTTGTATTTGCCATTCCATGTTTAAGTTGTGCTTCTCTCGCCCTATCTCTCTGATAACATCCACAACTCCCTGTCTTACCAGATGTTAATTGGCCCTTAAGTACTACAACCTCATTTCCGCAGTCGCATTGGCACAAAAATCTTTTATGGCTATACTTATCTTTTGGGTACTCGGAAACCACAAGCAATCTATTAAATTTGCTTCCTATTCTTACAACATCTTTTTCTTTCATCAAATCCACCTATTACCTAAAATCATACCGGTCATTCGGCTCACACCCGTAAGGCACGGGCCATTGTCATTCCGTCCAATATGGGTAACCAGCCTCTTCACTGGAAAATCGGCACACACAGAATCGAACTGTGATTACACGGATATAAGCCGTGCGCCCTCCCATTGTGCTATGTGCCATCATGCAGTTCCCGCTTAAATTGTCACACTTGCGCATATGCCGCGACCGCATATAACATTAAAGGTTTCCGAGCATACCATTGGCATATGCCTGAACTTCCTGCAAGCAGTTTTCAGCAGACTTTTTCGTTCTCTGTGAGGCATTCTGCTTACTCTCACATCATCCGGGCGCGACCCGGCATCTTGGAAAAGTTTGGATTCGAACCAAAATCTTGCTCTCCCTGTTTTATGGTGCGCACCGCTGCTCTGCCAGTTGAGCTACTTTCCCATAACCGCCATCCGACGGTTAGCAGTAATATTTTTCGTGCCTTGCGTTGCACTATCCGGTTTTTATTATTACGCCTCCCGAACCGGCAAGTACACGGCGTGCAGATTACTCCGCAGATATGAATTCATATACGGTCTTTCCCGTCGTCAAGAGGGAATAGTCCCACACAGTTCACCCTCCCATGGTCTGCTTCCTTACTGTCGCTTTCGCTTGCCTCCGCAGTTATACTATGTATACCGCTCTTTCAGACCTTTTCCACTTTGCCTTCGAGTCTAAATCTATTTGCACAACCTTGAAACAATTGCTTTAGTGGCTGAAATAATCAGATATGCTACTGTTGATGCAAGCATGCATTTTATGATCGTCCATCCAATAAGCATTCCTGTAAGCGCTCCGGCATCAAATGCAATGCATGCGGTCAGTATGGCCTTAATAAACATCACCCACAAGCCAAAGTATGCGGCTGCCGCAATCCCGGCAACTGTTATAATCAGCGACAGAAATGCCTTCGCTGCCTGTTTTAGATTTTCATTTTTCATCTTCGCATTCTCCTTTTAATCGGCAGGCCATGAAGCCTTCTCCAATTGTTTTGTTTCAGTTTTTCAATATCAAAACCATATACTAGAAAAAGATACAAATCCCCTTTGCTAAGTCCATCTTTCGGACTTAAACTAAAAGTAATTTCACTATCCTGCTTATTGAAAGTTAAATCATTGGCATAATCGAATTCAATTGCATCATACTGACCAATCCTTTCTAACGCGTGAAACTCTCCATCTCCTCCGACTATCCCATACTTAATCTCTTTCTCATCAGGACCCATGTCACATCTCCTATCAGCTCTACGCCTTTTTTATTTTTAATTTGCTTGGGGGACCGAGCAGGTGCCCCGGGGGGCGTTTCCACCAGACCCCCACCCCCATCAACAACATACCATAAAACGCATTAACCGAATTTTCATCTATACGACAAATAACTATTTGTTATACAGATAGTATACTACATATTGTGTTGTCAATTGCTTGAATACAACATATAGATTCATCCCTAGTATTATCTGACAATTGCATACAATGTTTATGAATTGTATGTCAAAAATCCTTATCTGGAAGCTGTTTGGGCTCCTGGTAATCTGACGCGATCTGTTCCGCCGTCCTTGTTGCATTGCCGTCCTGCTCTCTATGTAGCACCAAGGAACCTTCCACCCAGCCTTTTTCTATCTTTCCTTTCGCAAGCGCCCCAATATTGCCCTGCAATGTCATCGCGGTTAAACACGTTTCCCGCTCATTGCTCAACTTTTTGTAAATATCGGAGTGCGCAGAGCTGAGTTTCTGCCTATATTCCTCGCCCTGATGCATCATCTTCCAGTAGGCTATATCAGGTATTACATCACCTTGTAGGTCATAATATATATAACTCCTAGTCTCACTATTAGCCCATGCATAAATAGTAGACTCATCTATCCCAGTAAGCTTAGAAAACCCTGCTATAGATATCTCCTTACCATACTCATAACATAGATTAATATAATGGTCACATATACTGTTAATCATATCAGGATCATTGTAATTAATAGTACTGTTACTCCTATGTCTGATATTACTTGGATTATTAAGTGGCTTAAATACATGTCTATATATGTACATCAATACACTATTCCACCTCATCTGATTGATATCATAGCATTTCACCTTCTTCTCTTCTTCGTACAGATGGAGATATAGATCAATATCAGACTCATATACCTCTACAGTATTCTCTTCTTCCACTGCTCTTTCAGTAATTTTAGACATGTATTCTCACCACTCTTTCTGATTCAGTTTATTCTAGTATTCTGGGCAATCTTCTTCATCTTGCTTATTACATGTACTGCATTGCTTATACTCATCACATAAATCACCAATACACTCTGTATCCAGATCCTCGCATATCCTATCATCGTCCAATTTTAAGCATCTCCAAAATTTACAGCTCATTCTCAAACCCTCCAAAATCAAATAAAAAAAGCCGCCACCTGCTGCAATTACGTTATGCAACGGGTCACGGCTCCTAGAGCTACCAAGATTTCAATCCACCTCACAAGAGGACTACTATATTATCTATTACGATATCATTAGATCATGGGGCTTGTCAACCCCTTGATTTTATATTATAGAGCCGGTGGCAAGTCCGGCCCCAAGTTTATGGTGCTATGCTGTTCTCTTCTCCAGCTCCTCAACTCTTCTATTGAGCTGATCAATCATCTTGAGCAATAGAGTTGTATTATCACTTTCGAGTTTTGTGATACGGTAGTACTGACTTAACTCTTCCATATTTTTCTTGACTTCCGTGATCTGCTTCTCTAGATATGTTTGGGTTCTTCCAATTTCATCTAGCAATAGGCTTTCAGTCTGTTCCGCCCGTGCATCAATTAATTTTGCAATTGCTTCTAAGTCTTTACGATCTAACATTTCATTGCCTCCATTCTTTCAGGCACTTGCCTTGCCTGTTAATATTATTATAGTCTATTATCGTGTATTTATCAACACTCTATTATCGTGCACTATCACTTATTTTTGTACTCCATAATATCACCCGGCTGACAATTCAGCAACCTGCACAAATTACATATAACCTCACACGTTACATTTTCATTTTTAGTCAGCTTTGCGACAGTATTTGAATGCAGGCCATTATTCTTAAGCCACTGTTTATTAAGTTCTTTTTTCTTCATAACAATCCATAATTTCGCAAAATCTATATATCCGTTTTCCCCATAATTAGCCAATTAAAACACCTACTTTCCTATGTATATAATAATAGATTTTCTTCATTTCGTCAACGTCTATTTTCTTGTACTATTTCCATAATAAAAGGGTGTTTCAATACATCTATTTTTGTGTACTATTGCACATTGAATTATCGTCTATTATCGTGTATATTTATATTAACAAATAAAACAGCAGAGCACCCGGAGGACACCGGGAGAAAGAAGGACATTATGATAAATAATAAAATACAAAACACAATTACTCTATATAAGGGGTATAATCCAAATCTTTTCGGCGGATGGTTCTGGAGTCTCGAAGAAGTGTGGAATGATTGGGATCACGTATACTCAGACCCGTATATAATAGAACTTCCAGAAGGATTTTATGTTGGTGAGTGCATTACAGGACAACCTATGATTTTTAAGAAGAGCTGCAACTTAGGGTATGACGTATGCATAGGTCAAAATTCAGAAAATGGAAAGCCACATCTGGTAGGTGGCCACCCTGTAGAAAATATTACCTTAAAAGTCATTGGCCCGGCAGATAAAAAGATTGAAGCAGATGAACATTAACCGCCGCAGAGAATGCCAGCCGGCCCGATACCGGCGGCGGTATTGCCCTCTATAATGGGCATTTAAAGCTTGTAAGGCATCCACCCATGTATAAGTCCTTACGGTACCACAAGTACTTAATGCGCGACCGTACCCGTCTACAGAACGTATTAAGCCGGTCACTCATCAACCCTAGTAACGCCCCGGTGAAGTTATCCGGCGCTTAACGGTTGCGCGATAGCATCCAGCATATTTACAGTATACAACCTATAGGCCACGGGGCGGGACACGGACGGTTGTGTGCTCGCCATATGCAAAAATAATCAGGCCTGATACTGCCCCAGTGTTATGCTGGGGCATTTGAAGGAGAAAAAATGAAGAATAAAGTATTAAGAGTCGCAATATATATACGCGTAAGTACATATGATCAAGCACGTGACGGATACTCTTTGGATGCACAGGAAAAGGCTCTGATTAAGTGGTGCAATAACAGAGGGTATGAAATTTATCATCTATATGCTGATCGCGGGATATCTGGAAAAGATATTAATCATCGCCCAGAAATGCGTAAATTATTACGTGATGCACAAGATGGTAAGTTTGATTTAGTCCTTTTTTGGTCCCTCAGTCGATTTACCCGAAGCGTATCCGATTTGTATAATACAATGTCATTACTACAGCAACATAATGTAAGGATGACATCACTAACAGAATCATTTGACACCGCCTCACCGATGGGGCGTGCAATGATCGGCATCGTCGGAGTATTCGCGCAATTGGAACGTGAGCTAACAGGAGAGCGCGTATTTTTTGCAATGCAAGAACGTGCGCAACAAGGGAAGCGCACGTGCTCTGATGTGTTAGGATATAATGTAAGCGGAAAGGATACATTTGTCATTAATCCCACGGAAGCAGAATATGTTAAATTTGTATTTGAAAAATACCTTGAACGAAAAAACCTATCTGAAGTTGCAAAATTATGCCGACAACAAGGTTATCGTGGCAAGCGCGGGAAAATTCCTACAGCGTATAGCGTATCTGTCATCTTGACACGGCCTATTTACTGTGGGTATAATACGTTCTGCGGAGAGTTATTTAAAGGCAACCACGAGCCAATAATAGACACAAAAACTTTTAACCGCGTGCAATTCCTCCTTAAAAAGCAGGGGCGGTTTTCAGGGAGGACTAAACAAAAAATGTATAAAATAATTCCTGCGTGCTAGTTAGATAACACGATTTTGAGGGCATTTCTGGAAATCCAGATTTTTGCCCTCATTTTTTTTCATGGCAACATCTTTTTTCGGAGAAACTTTCCGAAGAATTTCTCGCAAAGATCCCTTATAACGCGCGACTTTTCGGACTGATCGCATACCATTTTTATGTAGTGGATCCGCAGCACATAAAGGCTTAGCCTATTGTGAGCTACGCTGCCTGCCTCCTAATGCTGCGCAATGTATCAGACGTAGACTCCGCGTAATACTTGCTTGTCGTGGCTGGGCTGGTGTGCCCCAGCACCTCCTGAATGACTCCCAGGTCGTATCCCTTGTTTTTGAGGGTCATTCCAAGCGTCTTCCTGAACTTATGCGGGTAGACCTTACAGGACATACCCTGCCTACGCGCAATGTCTTTCAGGACGGCTCTCACGCCGCATGGCTTAAGCCTACTATACGGTGCCCGCTTGCCAACGATCAGCGACTCGCAATCATCTGTACGCTCCTGCAGATACTCCCGCAGGTAGTACATGGCGGCCTCATCGATATACGCTGGGGTATTGAGTCCGCCCTTCTCTCGCTGGATCCAGACATCGCCTGTCTTGAAATCGACATCCGAAATATTAATGCTGCAGAATTCCCCGACGCGCAGGCCAGTACTCCGTAATACCTCGATCATGGCCCGGTCACGCTTTGTCTGGCATCCTGCACGCAGTTTTTCCAGTTCCTCCTGGGTAAAGTAATCTATATTATTTTTGCTTACCTGCTTTTTTCCCACGGATTCCACGGGGTTATCAAAAATGAGCTTCTCGATTCGCATCCAGTTAAAAAATGCCGACAGATACCGGCGCTCATTATTGATCGTGCTTGCCTTATTTACTTTGCCGGTCTTGTCCACGTTTCGCCGCTCGTACCATCTGAGGTATTGTTTAATATCGATGTCGGTCATCTCGACCAGCGGCTTGTCTATCTGCGTCAGCAGCTTTTTGATGGCATTGAGGTAGTTATATTTCGTCTCCTCTTTAAGCTCCTCCTTTTTTATTAAAAAGAGCTGGATCACGTACTTATTTTGCTCATCTATGCTGTTGTTTACCTCTGCCGGCAGCGTGGTTATCTCCTCAACATTAACACGCACCAGCTGCTCCTCAATCAGATTACTCAATATCTGCAATACTGCCTTATCCACGTACTCTGCCATACCTACCAAAATAGCGTCTCTCATCTGTGATTTTATCATTTGTGTACTCATAATAATCCTCCTCTTGAATCCCAAGGACTATCATGGTATACTGTCCTCAGGTAAGTGAGCAGCAGACGGTCCGCCAAGACTATCAGTCCGCTGCTTATTTTTTAGTTATCAAAAAAACTCACTCACCCAATAATTTCTTAGACCGGTTCCCTATACCGGATCTACTTCGTAACCACACATTCATGCGGTAATTTATCATCCCTTATCCCCTTGAATACGGGCTGCCTAAAAGAATCTTTGTCCGTAGGCATTGATTCGACAATACACACTAGTTTCGGCTCTAACCACACGGCATCTTCATTACCTGGCGGAACAAATTGAAAGGGAGATTTCGATATTATATTGTAACCATGTTCATTTAAAGTTCTTAGGCTGACCCCTAATGTCACATGACCCTTGTAAACTAATTTGCTGCCATCAAATTGTCCCAAAACAAGACTAGTCATGTTATTTGCTTTACGGATATATCCACATATAATGCAATCATCTGTAGCCATCACCTTGCACTTGATCCAGTTTTTTGTGCGCTTACCAAAATAATATTTACTATCCTTTTTCTTCGCTACAATACCCTCAAGATTTTGTACCTTTGCCGCCTCAAATAATGCAATACCATTTTCCTCAACATACCTCGATATACTTATGAAATTATTTTCAACCACTGTTTCCTGGAGAATCTTTTTACGCTCCATTAAGGGAAGGTCAATTGTCATCTTTCCAGAATCATAAATGATGTCGTAAGCAACAAATGATGCCGGATACTTTGTTGAAGCCAACTGTATTTTAAACGGATCTGTCATTAATGTCCTGCGCTGAATTTCATAAAAATCGGTCATTCCATTTCGCAACACGAAAAGCTCTCCATCCAAAATGCATTTCTTTTTAATCTGCCGATTGATATCTTTTAGTTCCGGTACGCACGGTAACATCTTCTTGTCTCTTTTATTCCTCAGATCAGTGCCATTTTCATCTAAATATGCAATGCAACGAATACCATCCAATTTAATTTCGTATATCCAGTCTGAAGAATTAAAAGCCTCCCGCTGTTCAGAAATAAGCATCGGCTTAATACCTTTAGATTCAAAAATGTCCATTATGCCGTTCCCTTATGCGTAGCAATGTCAACGGACTTTTGTAATGCCTCCATAAGATTAATAATGTTGTTAGGAGCACTCGTGTCTGCAGCAACAATCTCATTTCCATTAATTTTAGTTGTTATTGCTTCACGTAGTCTCTGTTGGTATTCATCGTGATATGCACTAATATCAAACTTTTGCGTCATTGATTCTATTAGTGTTTTAGCCATGTCTAATTCTGTTTTAGCTACATCTACCTTGATTTGAGATTTTGGTATCTCCTGGATTTCCTCTTGGTAATATAGTATTTTAGCAATAAGACATTCTTTTGTTGGATACACAACCAACAATTCCTCATTCGTTCCGATTACAGTTTTTGCAACTGCCACTTCTTTCTTACTTAAAAGTGCCTGTCGCAACAATTCATATGCTTTATCTGCCCCGGGTTCTGGAATCAAATAATAATCCTTTTGAAAATAAAGTGAATCAATCTCGGACATTTTAGCAAAATGCTCTACATGAATTGTCTTATCTTTCTTTGTCTTGATCTTTTCGAGTTCATCCTGCGTAAACGTTACATAGTGCCCTTTTTCATACTCGTAGCCTTTTATAATATCCTCTGAACCGACTTCTTTATTGCATGAAGGACAATACTTTTTGTATTTAATCCGTTCTTTACTATCTTTGCAAAGCTGATTGAATGAAATGCTGGTATCTCTAGTTGTCTTATAAAGACCAACCGGAATATATAACAACCCTACCGATATAGCCGATTTATGCGCTACTGCCATAATCTCCACCTCTTTTTGGTGTTATTATACGCAGTAGCAATCGGCTATATACAGTTAGTTACTTTGATAGTATCTGAATCAAATTCTTAATTCCACGTTCTTCCATTCCTTTAATCTTTCCGGTACCTGCCCAAAACTCAAATAATTTATCGTCTGATTTTCTCCATGCATGGAAATGGCAGCTTTCTTCATTTTTTAGTTCATAGCGAATCTTATGTTTTGTGAACTGTTCTATCGCATATTCGATCCTATCTGGATTCTTCATTATCCGTTCTTTATGTCGAATTTCAGGTGTTCTATATCTTTCATAATTCTCTTCCATTTCCGCCTCCTATTTTCATATATACGACTAGACTTTCCTTATATATTTTTTTTATTCTGAAGTCTAAATTCCGGTTCCCTACGCCGGAAGTTAATATTCATTTTCTTTTTTGATAGTTTAGAAATAGTGCTGCGAACAAAACTATCCACCAACGATCAAATACTATTGAAAGTACAGTAAAACAGATTAACGTTATACAATTTTCAACTATGTATTTTGTTTTCAATTCATACTCCTTTGCTAAATTTTGGTTTAGTTAATCCCAAAGTCCCGCATCTAACCTCTTACCGATTGTCGTCTTATGAGGATCGAATTCTGACATAATCACTTTTATGCCATAATCAACCGCACATATATGCTCTATCCTGCATCCTCCGTAGTCCTGCCAACCTTTTCCGAAATATGCTACATCGGCTTCCGAAAGCTTTTTGATCGAGTATGCTAAATATCCTAGAGGAGTACACTCTTCTCTGCAATAGGAGTCTATAACCTCTATATCCTCTCCTAATATTTTCCTTGCTTCAGCAATCGCTGTTTCTCTTTCCTTAAATATTTCTTCGTCAGTCCGATCTACCATTGGCTGGCTTATAAATAGCTTCTTCATGTTTACCTCTTTCCCCGGCCTGCCGCCGGATACTATTCTGGTCTATACCGATCGGGCAGTGGCATCCATGCAAGCACCCGATCCAATGCCCCGTTGTATGTACTCCATGTAGGTCTGTCATTGTTATCTACAAGGCAATCTATAAACGTAGACGCATCATCCTCATTGACATCACACACAGCCACAAGGACATCTCTATGTAGTTCCGGTAGCCGCTCTGTTACCGGGATCCAACCAGTCAGTAACTTACCATCTATGATCTCTTCTGGAGTCAGGCCGGTATCCTCATACCTGCTTAATTTATTTGCAAAATAGTGCATACCATCATCCATGAAGTCTAAGATATTATATTTATACCCTTTGGTTGTTAATCTCTCCATCTAATCTCCTTTCACCGACTTGCAGCCGGATGCTCTATACTATCCTATACTTTCCCGGTATTGGCATCCAGGCCACCACACCGCCCATTCTCTGATCAGAATTATTCCAATACCAATCTCCGTTCGAATACCAAGCCATTTCGACTCTGCAGCTTCGTATTGTCGTAACGAGACAATAGATCCCGTTCCCTTCTGGTAGCTGCTCCGATACCGGAATCCAGTCCCGCTCTTTCTTTGCATCATTATAGCCTTTCAGATACCAGTCTCTGCGACTCCGTGTAATCTCTTCCGGTATCAGCGGGCACCACTTGGGCCTAAGCCCTTCTTCCCCGAACAGATCTATGGTTGGCATTCCTTCTGCCACACCACATTCTGTCCCTGCACAAAATTGGCAATCGTAACAGCCTTCCGGCATCTCTACTTCTAACTTAGCTTTCATTTTCTCCTCCTGAATGCCCTCCCGTCCCCGCGTCATTGGACAGATCAGTCAATCCTGATAAGCATCAGAAAGTTCACTGCCTTAACGCACACTTCTTTTAACTAAATGCCAGTTTTGCTACTTAAAGCATCCCTTATCTGCGCCGAAAGAACCGTCTCCCTG